CTGTAGGAGCGGCGTGGACGCAACTTGACGTCACCAACCTGCGGCAGTCGATCCCGCAGTTCATCCTAGCGGTCGCGGCTGTCACCCACCGATACGGGCTTGCATCAGCGACCCTCGCCACCCGCCAATACACGCAGGCCAGGACTGCATCAGGGGTTGCCGGTCGGCTCACCATCATCCCAGCCCCACCAGCATCGCTGAGCCAGGTCGGACAAGGGGTCGACTGGGCGTTGCAAGGGCTCTGGTCGGAGCAACCAGATATCGCGTCGGTGAAGACGCTGGTGAACGGTGTTGCGGAGAAACTAGTCCTCGATACCGGTCGACAAACCATCCTCAGCAACGTCGAACGGGACCCGAAAGCCCACGGGTGGGTGAGGCTCACCGAACCCGCACCATGCGCGTTCTGCGCACTCCTCGCCATACGCGGTCCCGTATATCGCTCCGACAGCTCAGCGGATTTCCGGGCGCACGACAACTGCCGATGCCACGCCGAACCAATATTCGGCCCCTACGAGCCCTCCGACCAAGTGCGGGAGTGGCAGCAGCTCTACCGGGATTCCACGACCAGTGGGAACTCGGCCAGAACCCGCCGCCACTGGCGTGCGGCGTTCGACGCGTACCAAAAAACCACTGAGCCGCCAGGCGCGGCCAGCCAACCCCCAGGAGGGGTGCCATGACCGAATCCGTTACGCCCGTAACGACGCCGCCCGAGGGCGATGCGGCGGCACAGGTGCCGCCGTGGGGCACATCCGAGCAGTTCGACGCCGAAAAGGCATGGAACCTCATCCAAGGGCTGCGCGCAGACAACAAACGCCTCGGCGCACGACCAATGCTCACACAGGAACAAGAACAGCAACTCCGCGAATATCAGACGCTCATCGAGGCATCCAAAAGTGACCTCGAGCGGGCGAACGAATCTCTGTCCAAGTGGCAGACCGAAGCGGAGCAGTGGCGCACCCAGGCGGTCGCGTCACGCATCGAAGCGCACGCCGCGCCGCTGTTCGAGTACCCGGCTGATGCTGTCACGAAACTCGACCCCGCCAAGTACCTCGGTGCGGGTGGCGTCATCGATGACAAGCAGATCCAAGCCGACCTGGCGCAACTGCTCACCGAACGCCCCACCTGGGCGCGCATCCAACCCACCACCACGACGCAGCCACGCGTTCCCGCACCTAACCCCGCGCAAGGCGCGGGCGGAGGTGCTGCCGCTGACCCGGCGAACGCGCTCGCAGCGATCCTCCAGGGCCAACTGAACGGCTCTCGGTAGGCACATCCCTGAAAGGACGCCGTAATGGCCGTTCAGCTCTCCAACGTCAGCAGCACACTGCTGCCGCCCATCATCACCGAACCGATCTTCAAGAAGGCGTCCGAGACGTCTGCGGTCATGCAGCTCGCCCGCCGCGTCCCGCTGTCGGTGACCGCGCAGACCGCGATCCCCGTACCGCTGGATGTCCCTACCGCCGGGTGGGTATCAGAAGGCGCGCAGAAGCCGGTCCAGACCGGTGGCGTCGGTGTGAAGACGATGACCGGTAAGAAGGTCGCGCTTCTCGTTCCGGTGTCGCAGGAAGTCGTGATGTCCAACGCCGCTGGCCTGTATGACCAGTTGCAGCAGGACCTCCCGACCGCTATCAGCCGGGCATTCGACTATGCCGCGATCCACGGTCTCGACCTCAAGACCGGCGGCGCAGGCCCGTTCTCGGATTACCTGACTCAAACCCCGAACGCGCAGGTCATCGGCGCGACGGCCGCCAACGCTGGCGGCGTCTACGCCGATCTGTGGAAGGGCATCCAGCAGGTCGTGAACATTCCGGGGATGGACTTCGGTGGGTTCGCCGCCGACCCTCGTCTGGTCCCCGAATGTGCTTTGTCGGTCGACAACAACGGCCGGCCGCTATTTGTCGACTCGTCGTTCAACGCGAACTCGCCGACGAACGCATCCCGATCGTTAGTCGGGTACAACGTGGCGTTCAACACGGGCGTGTCCGGGAAGTACTACCGGCAGGGTGACACCGTTCAGACCGTCACCGTCAACGGCACCCCGACCGGTGGCACGTTCAAGCTCGCGATCCAGAATGCGCAGACTGCGACTATCGCCTACAACGCGACCGCAGCGACCGTGCAGACCGCTATCAATGCGATCCTTCCGACTGCTGCTGCCGCGGCCGTGACCGGTTCCGCTGGTGGCCCGTACACGGTGACGTTCGGTGTCGGCCCGGCGATGGTTCTCGAGGCCAACGGCGCCGCCCTCACCGGAGGCACCACCCCCTCAGTCACCGTTGCGCAGTCCCCGGAACTCGACTCCGGGCTGCGTGCCATCGGCGGTGACTGGTCTCAGTGCGCCTACGGCGTCGGCATGGACATCAGCATCAAGGTATCCACCGAAGCGAACTACTACGACGGTTCGACGTGGCACTCCGCATTCCAGGAGAACCTCGTCCTGCTGCTCGTCGAGGCGTACTACGGATTCGTCGTCGGCCGCGCCGAAGCGTTCGTCGCCTATACCCACGCAGTCGGCTCCTGACCTGACGGGCTGAATGAAAACCGAGGTGAGGTGAGCGATGGTCGACCCGATCCCTACCGTGCTCGACCTCGCCACCTTCCTCGGGCTCGCCAACATCGACGAAGGCCGCGCAGACCTCGTCATCACGGCAGCAGTGAACTTGTGCCAATCCGTCGTCAACCCACTCCCGGCCGGCGCATCAGCAGTTGTCCTTGATGTTGCCACGCGGGCCTATATGAACCCGACGAACGCGACCCAGGAAACGACAGGGCCATTCGGAGTCAACTACGGCACCGTATCTGGTGGGCTGTGGCTCACCCAGCAGAACAAGCTCACGCTTCGCCGGCTTAACGGTGGTGGTGGTGCGTTCACCATCGATACCACACCGGCCGGTGCCGGTACCGGGTTGCCATGGTGGGAACAAGGCGGCTGGCTACCGCAGACCGCAACGGACTTTGACACACCGACCCTCTCACCATGATCGGTGAACCCGTCACCCTCCACACCCGCAGCAGTAACAGTCTCAATGCACTCGGCATTGAACAGTCCACCTATGTAGACGCCGTCATCCTGGGGTGCGCCTACGACCCAGGTGGATCGACCGAGCTCGTCCAAGGGCAGGACATCGTCGTCACTCAGCCCACCGTCTATCTGCCCGCAGGTTCAACGGTGGGGCCGATCGACCAGGTGACTGTCCGCGGCACTAGGTATGAGGTAGACGGGTCACCGAACGACTGGCGCAACCCGTTCACGGGGGTGGCGGTCGGTGTCGTAGTGAAGTTGAAGGCGGTGACCGGGTGAGCAGTTACCGGCATGACTATGAGGCGTTCGACGAAACTGTGCTATGCGCGCCATGGATGGTGGAGGAGATGCGGCACCGAGCTGGCCACGTGTTTGACGCTGCAGTCGCTGATGCTGCCCAGCATTACGACCCGACCGACCATGACGGTGATCATTACATCGATCACTTCCGTGTCGAAGCTGGCATTCAAGAACGCAAGACGCGGCGAGCTGTCGGGAAAGTCATCAACGATCATCAGGCCGCGCTCTACATCGAATACGGCACCGTCGACACGCCACGGCAACGGATTCTCGGTCGCGCATTGGATGCAGCGGCCGGATGACGACCGCGCTCTACGCCGACGCTGAACTCCTCACCGTCGGCCTACTAGCCGCGCACTTTCCATCCGCAAGAGTTACCACCGAAACCCCGAACGATCTCGCGTCGATCCTGCCAGTCATCTGGGTCAAACGCAGCGGCGGACTACTCTCTCTCGGCCTCGATACCGCCCAAATGGACATCGACTGCTTCGCGGCGGACGAACTGACCGTCAACGCATTCGCGATGCAAGTAGCGACCGTCATGCAACGCGCGGCCGGATATATGGCACTCGCGGCATCAATCAGCGCCGTCACCGTCCGTGACCTCAGTTGGCGCCCCTACATCGACACGAACGTCAGGTCATTCGGCATGACCTGCGACATCACCATCCACAACCACCAGTGATGAACGGAAGGCACCTTCGATGACTGCACCCAACTCAGCGAATATTCTCGCTGGTGTCGGCCCGTCCGCGCTGGCGTACTTCGCAGCGCAGGACGCAGCCGGCCCGGCCGGAGCCACTGGCACCGCTGGTGTTCAGACCGTCACCGTCAACGGCACCCCGACCGGTGGCACGTTCACCCTCACATGGAACGGGTACACGACCACCGCAATCGCGTACAACGCTGCCGCATCAGCAGTGCAGACGGCGTTGCAGGCGTTGCCGCACGGGTCAACGA